GCCAGAGACGCTCTATGGTGAAGACACGGCATTCTGCAAGCGGGCGACGGCGCTCGGTTATCACATCTGGGCAGAACCGGCAGTCCGCGTGGGGCACATCGGGCATCTGACGATCTATCCAGACGAATGTGCGAGGTATCGCGATGAGTGGCACTAGGGTGTTAATCACGGCTCCGCTTAAACAGGACGAGGGCATCTTCAAGGAGTTCCAGCGCTCGCTCGATGAGCTGACGATCCCGCGCGGCGTGACCGTCGACCGGCATTTCATCGTCAACGACTGCGACGAGATCATCCCGTTCATCCGCGGCGCGAGCTATGAGGTTATCAACACCGGCGACCGCTACAACAAGGCAATCAACACGCACATCTGGACGCACGACAATCTCCAGAAGATGCCGCTGCTCCGCAACGCGACCATCAAGGCGGCGCTCGACGGCGGTTATGACTACTGGTGGAGCGTGGACACCGATCTCGTGCTCCAGCCGGAGACGTTGACGGCTCTGCTCGATGCCGATAAGGACATCGTCTCGGAGGTTTTCTGGACGCAGACCGATAAAGGCTCGTGGTGGTGTAATGCGTGGATGTTTGACCAGTGCGACAACGACGGCCACATCAAAGAGTGGCTGGAGCCTGGTCTGTACCAGGTCGGTATGACCGGCGCGTGCACGCTTGTCAAGACGGATGTTTTCCGACGCGGCGTTAGCTATGACGCGATCCCGTGCATCAAAAACGCGCTCTGGGGCGAGGACAGATGGTTTTGCATCAGGGCGGCCTGCGCAGGTGCCGAGATGTGGCTCGACACGCACTATCCAGCGGAACACCTCTACACGGCACAGATCTACAAGGAATATATGCAAAGGAGGCGCGGCAATGGCTGATCCTACACCTTTGACGCTTCTGCAAAAAGTGAAGCTGGCGCTGCGCGTGACCGTGGACGCCTATAACGAAGACCTGACCACGCTGATCGCGTCAGCTAAGCTCGACCTCGGAATCGGCGGCGTGGTGCTCCCGGAAACGCTGGACGAGATCTGCGAGAGGGCGATTATCACCTACTGCAAGATCCATTTCCTGACGCTGACAGATGGCGAGTATTCGCGGATGAAGGCGTCGTATGACGAGCAGAAGGCCCAGCTCGCGACCGCAACCGGATATACGAATTGGGGTGGCGTGACATGATGCGGCAAGACGTGCTGACGCTCATCAGCGAAACGCCAACTGCTCACGGCATTTTTGACACGCCGACCGAAGAGACGCGCGATGTGCTATGCTCGGTGCGTTCGGTTGGGTTCAATGAATTTTATCGGGCGCTTGAGCAGTCGCTCCTGCCGACGATGGTGTTCGTGCTGGCGGATTATGCGGAGTATCAGGGCGAGAAAATCTGCACCTATCACGATGTTCGCTACCGTATCGTGCGCACCTACATCACACCGCAGCAGACTATTGAGCTGACAGTAGAGGAGGCGACTGTCGATGCTTAGCGACATTGTTACGGCTCTGGCGGCTACCGGCTACGAGTTCGCACATTACGGATGGAGCAAAGCTCCGACGGGCGACTATGGCGTATACGCCGAAGACGGCGCGAACGACCTCGAAGCCAATGACAAGCACGCTGAGAAGGCCATCGTTGGAACGGTCGACTATTTCACGCGAAACGACACCGGAGCGCCGAAGACTGTTATCGAGGCGGCTCTTGATGCGTCGGGCGCGGCGTGGTCGCTTAACAGCATCCAGTTCGAGAAGGACACCGGATTCATTCACTACGAATGGGTGTTCGAGACGGGTGACTGACATGGCGACCATCGAGTTCAAAGGTTTGGCGGCCTATCAGAATCAAATCAACGCTCTGGCGAATCCGAAGATGGTCGAGAACATGTGCAAGTACAGCATCTACGACGCCGCGGGCATGGTTTGCGATGAAATCAAGAAGGAGACGCCGGTAGACACCGGCGACCTGCGAGATAGCGTCAAACTGGAGTCGATGCAGACCAGAGACGGCATGACCTACACAAAAGTCGACTTTGCCGGTTATGACCGTGACGGCACGCCGAATATGCTCAAAGCCCGCGCGATTGAAAGCGGAACGAGCCATATCCAAAAAAAGCCGTTTGTGCGGCCTACGGTGAAGCGCGTCACAAAGCTGGCTGAGTTCATGATGGACAAGGCTGTCAACGAGTATCTTTCCAAGTTCATGAAAAAGGAGAAATGAAAAATGGCTACTATCGGACTTTCCCGGCCTTATATCGCCCGCTATACCAACGCGGGCAGCTCGGTGAGCTACGCCGGCGGCTGCCTGCTCGGCGGCGCGACGGAGCTGTCGATTGAGCTGACGAGCGGCAACGACAACATTCTGCGCGCTGACAACGGCCCGCGCGAGAGCGACGACCAGTTCGCCGGCGGTACCGTCAGCATCACGGTCGACGACCTGCGCCCGACCGCGTACATCGCGGCGCTCGGCGTCACCAAGGAGACCATCAGCGCGTCCGGCGTCTCGACCCCCGGCGCGGCGTGGCTTGTCCACAACAACAATCAGCAGGTGCCGTATCTGGGATTTGGCGCGATCGCGAAGAAAAAGGTCAACGGCCAGATCAAGTACGTCGGCATCCTGCTCAACAAGATCAAGTTCTCGAACCCGAACACGGCGATCACGACGCAGGGCGAGACCATCGAGTGGCAGACTCCGCAGCTCACCGGCCAAATATTCCTGTCCGACGATACGGACGGCGACTGGAAGCGTATCACGACTCCGCTCGACACCGAGGCGGAGGCAGACGCGGCTGTTCGCGCTTACCTCAACATTACCGAGGCGAGCATTACGCCTAGCCTCTCCGCACTGACCATCGGCGCGCTGACGCTCGATCCCATCTTCGCGTCCGGCACGACGGCTTACACGACCGCGACGACCAACGCCAAGGACGCCGTCACGGCGACGCTCACCAACGCGGGCGACGATCTCACGATCAAGGTCAACGGCACGGAGATCGACAACGGCGACGACGCCAACTGGGTCACAGGAACCAATACTGTAGAGATCACCGTCACCAACAGCGGCGGCGCGCAGCGGCAGTACATCGTGACCGTCACCAAGTCGGGCACTTAATCAGGGAGGGGCAACATGAACGAGATCACGCTCGGCGGGAAAAGCTACCCGCTCACCTATTCGGCCAACGTCGCCTGTGATGTTGACGATAAATTCGGCAGCACGAGTGCGATGCTCGAAAAGCTCAAGGCTGACAAGCTGAGCGACCGGCTCGGCACGCTTGCGTGGCTGGCGGCGAAGATGACGGCGTCTGCCGCTCGTCGCCTCCGTGTGGACGGTGCGCAGACGATCCAGCCGCCGGTGGAGGAGGATATCCTCGACCTGCTGTCGCTGCGTGACGTCGCGGCGCTCCAGAAGGCGGTCATGGATACACTGATCGCGGACACCAAGCGCACCGTGGAGGCGGAGCCGCCAAAAAACGCATAAACCACGCCGCTCGGCCTAAATTCCAGGTCGGGCGTGCGTGGTATCTATGGTATGCCGGCAGAATCGGCGTTTCTGGCGGGATGGATCTGCCGCTCGGCTTGTTGTATGACATGATCGCGGTGGATCTTATTATGCGCGACGGCTTCACGCCTAAAGGCTCCGGAAGTGATAACTCGGACTTCTGGGAGCTGATGGAAGGGATGTGAACACATGACAAAGACGGACATCGGCCCGAAAATCGGCATAGACGGCGAGAAGGAATTCAAGCGCCAGATCAAGGAGATCAACGGCAACCTCAAGGAGCTGGCGTCGGAAACCAAGGTCGTCACCTCGGAATTCATCGGAAATGAACATAGCGTCGAGGCTCTGACGGCGTCCAACCGGCAGCTCGGCGAGACGTCGGCGGCGCTAGCGTCGAAAATAGAGATCCTGCGCGGGCGTCTGGACGAGTATGCGGCGGCCGGCCAGCTTTCGAGCGACGCTGCGCAGAAGCTCCAGATTGACCTGAACAACACCACGGCAGCATACAACACCAACGAAGCACAGATCAAGGCGAACAACGAGGAAATCCAGAAGCTGACCGACGCAGAGGGCGAAAACGCGGAGACCGTCGGCGGCCTTGCCGGCTTGATGAAGTCGTTCGGTGTGGACATTGACGGCGTGACCAAGTCGCTCGGCCTGTCGAAGGAGCAGACGGCGATGCTGTCCGACGCGATGGGCGGCGGCGGCATGTCGCTTGCGGTCGCCGGCGCTGCTGCTGCTGCTGCGATTGCGGCGGCTGCGATTGCCGTCAAGGAAATCACGGACTTTATGCGGGACGCGGTCAACGAGGCGACCGACTACGCCGACAACATCGGCACGCTATCGACCAACTTCCACATCGCGACCGATACGCTGCAAGAGTATCAGTACATGGCCGAGCTGACGGACACGTCGCTCGACACCATCACCGGCAGCATCACCAAGCTGACGCGGAGCATGGACAAGGCTCGCGACGGCAACGAGGACGTCGACGCGGCGTTCGCAGCGCTCAATATCCGCGTGACCAACGTGGACGGCTCGCTGCGAGACGCAAACGAGGTTTTTCTTGAAGCCATCGACGGTCTGAGCCGCATCCACAATGAGACCGAGCGCGACAACATTGCGATGACGCTTTTTGGGCGGAGCGCAATGGAGCTGAACAGCCTCATCGCTACCGGCTCGAAGGGGATCGCAGAGTATGCCGCCGAGGCTCGCGCGATGGGGTACATCCTCACCGACGAGCAGCTCGAAGCGCTCAAGGCGGTCGACGATGAGTTCGTCCGCTTCGATCGCGAGATGGAGGCCGTCAAGAATCAGATCGCGGCGGAGATGGCGCCGGCTCTGCTTGAGCTGGCGAAGCAGCTCCTTGAAGTCGCGCAGACGGTCGACTGGAAGGAGTTCGGCTCGGCCGCGGCGA